AGATTAAGGTTAGTTGAAGGAACTACTGCTAGAATAGATGAAAGAACCAAACAAGCTAATAGACAAATTCAAAATATAGACAAAAAAGTTGATGCTATCCTAACTAAATGGAAGCGTCACAGACGTTAGAAAAGGGTATAAAAATGGATACAAAATACAATTCTAAACAATATCACAAGATGACTGAAGAAATTAAAAATGCTGTACATAAAATGGCTATGTATGGGTTTGTATTTTATTTAGTTATGTTGGCAGTTGCAACTATAGCAGTATGGTTTACAAATTCTGTTGTTGTCATTGTTTTAATTGGGGTTGTTAGTTTGGTTACAAATGTGGTAGTTGACCAACAGGCTCAAAGAATTAGAAGATATTATGAAGCAAAGTACCAAAGAGAGTCAAATTAAACAGGTTCAATTAAATTCCCTCCACAAAATCCTAGCTAAATTCTCCAAATTCTCTGCTTGAACAACTTCTAAACCAGTGAACCCTAGCTCCTCTGCTATCGTCAGTAAAGGTATATCAGAGGTTACACTTAAATACCATAGAAAATCTTTATTGGAATCGTCAATTTGTTTATCGAGTAACTTAATTAATTCTTTCATCTTTAACACCTACGAGGATATTATGAAAATTAACGAAATCGAAGAAAATATACCTACAGTACCAGAAGCTCGCAAGATGTATGCCCAATTCTCAGAGAAAACCAAATGGAACAATATAGTTAAAGCAATTAGTTCGTTTCAACACGCTGTAGAAAACACTGGAGGAGTAGAAGGAAAAGGGGAGGAGTATATTGTAGAGTTAGCTTGGTTAAGTTGGGCTGAATTTCATGCTATTGAGAAGCAGTTGAAGGAATTATTGCGTAAAAAAGGTTGGTATATATTGTCAAGAAATGCTAAGAACCCTAGTATTAGAGTATGTCCATTAGAAAATAGCAATTATGGGTACTAAAAAAGGATAGATCCTATAAAACATTCTTTTCTGAGACTCTCATTGGATTCTTCAGGGACTTTAGAGAATCTTGGAGCAACTAACTCATATCCATGATCCTCTACATGAACCAAGAAATAGTGAGTTAATACAACCGTATCAGATTGAAGCATCATTAAAGATTTGCTTTTTAGGTTCAGAACTATCTTTTCTCCATATACCTCTCCAAAAAACGTATTGTCTATCTTGTATTCAATATAAACAGGCTGTAGTAACTTCTCCCCATCTTTAGTAATTGTAAGGAAATCCATACCATTTTCATTATGATGTTTTTCAACAGTATATCCATTACAATGATATTGCTCTTTTACTTCTTTGCTAAATGGTACATTCTCCATCTGTTGTATAGCAGAAGAAATTGCATCAAAATCTAATGGAAGATCTGTTAAACAGTTTTCATGAAGAAATTGCTCTACCAACTGCTGTAATTTGGAGTTGTCTTTTGCATCTTTTCCTATGTTCAATTCTGGAACAGTTGTAAGCCATTCAGTAAATGCCAAGATTGCTTCGTGGGTTGATGGTTTGCTTTGTCTTAATTCTAATCTCATGCTGTTCATTATATTTCTCCTATATTAAAAATAAACAAAAATGATTCTAGGACAATACAGTAGCAAGAGATATACCAATAAATGCTGTAAAATGAATAGAACCTTTATATACTATAGTCGTCTAATATATATACTATTGTCCATATTATACAGGAGAAAATCTAATGGATATATCTAAAGTAGTGTCTAAGATTACCAAAGAACACAAAGAATTGAATGACAAAATTGTAAAACTAGAAGAGTTCTTGGAGTCAGATAGGGTTTCGGTTGTTTCTGAAGACAATCTATGTTTGTTACAACTTCAACTCTCTTACATGAATGGATATTCTAAAACATTGATGTCCAGAATTAGTAATTTAAAGGAATCTACCTCTGCTAAGTAGCTTACTCCACTAAGATGTTAAGCCAATCATACTGTAAATCCCCTATATTTCCATCAATGAATGCTCTTCCAGAGGATATAAAATCCAAGCATTTTTGAAATTGGAGATCTCTTCCATAGTCTAAATAAGGTAACTCATACCAATACTCTGCCAAGAATACTGCTACTTCATCTAAGCCTTGTAGTAATTTTTCCCAGAAAAGGAACATGGATTTACAGGAGGTTTGCCTTACGAAATCTAAAGAAGCATATAAAATACTTGCTTCTCTTAAATTCTCTCGTATTTCCTCAATAGTCCCGAAGAAAACAGGGTAACTTGGGTCTCCAAGATGTTCTTTTGACTGTTCATATTTGGGTAGTAAGATGTTTGTTAAGTATTCTGACATTCTATGATTGAGAGCTAATCTATCTGGATCTGTGCAATCATCTGGAAAACTACTTAATATGGATTCTTCCTGAATCATCTCTATCATAGGGTGTTTGGTTCTTGTGGTTTGATTTGCCTTTTTGATACACATAATGTACTCCTTGATTGTGAAGAGTTTCTATATACCTATTTGTTAAGGATTTCAGGCACATAGACTAGGTGGAATGGCTTACGCCATCCAGTACTTTAAAGGGGGTTTAGTGAGATTGTAAATGAACCCTTTCTAAGGAGATATATCTGGATACCTCCTATGTTTATTGGATTTTCTTAGTGATTCTGGAGGGTTACTTCATTTCAGCTTCTTCTTGGAGGTCTTCCATGATGTCAATGCAGGGGGCTACATCTCCGATGAACTCCATCCATGCTCTCTCCTGCTCGAAGGTGGCTACTAGGTCTTGGAGGTGTTTTTCTTGGTCTGTCATGTTTTCTGAGTATCTCATTTTTTCTGTCCTTTTTCTAAGGGGTTTTTGGTTTCTGTCCGAAGACGAGCAGAACACTATGCACTCTATATGCCAACTACATAAAAACAAAGCTTCACTGGGAGAGTAAGGGAAACTATATTATATAGAATACATCTGCTATCTAAATACATTACTCTTTCAGATTTCTGACATCAGTTTTTTGAAATCCTCAGTTTTTTGATGGTTAATTGATTCTGTCATTAGAGTATCTATTATATAGAGGCACTTCTATTAGGACATCAATATGACAATGAAGCAACAGGTGGGTATCTTAGCATATCTAGTCGATGTACCTGTCCAATCTCTTTACCTATTTACTTGTGTCCTGTCTATTCAAGTAAAAGTCTAGGATTCTGGATTATTCTAGGATACTGGAAAATATGTCTAGGATACTGGACTCTTCATAGAAGAACGATATTTAAACCACTTGACATAATAGATTAGAACAGCTTTTCCTATTTAATGTATAGAATCTCCATTTTCAGATTCAGAAGAGCTATTGAAAGAAAACAGGGCTTCATAAATAGATTCTAAGAGCTTTTTTTGACTTCACCTATACAAACATATAGACCAGCCATTAATTCCTCTGTATGTCCTTTTTTAGTGCCTTATTTCAAAGGATACCTGTTTTGGTGGATATTTTCTGCCTGCTTCTACTATATTCTCCAGCCATATCTTGAAGGTTACAGAAGTGGTTACAAAAAATGTAACAGTTACAAAAAAGTTACAGTCAATGTAACCAAGAAAACTTAATAGAAATAGATACTTAAAGTATAAAGTTACAAGTTACATTAAAATAGGTTAATATATAGAGAAGTAATACATAGAATAACAGTAGTAGTATTAGCGTATGGAAATAGGTATATATAAGAGAGATTGATGTAACCTTGTAATTCTGTAACTTCTACTTCTAAGTGTCTGTTCTATAAAAGCTATTTCAGTTACACTAAAAATGTAACCTTGTTTTCATTTTGTTACCTATTATTGTAACCAGCTACACTAGCCTGTTTTCATTGGAGAAAAAGTAGTTACAAGGAAAATTACAAAAATGTAACCTAGTAGATGTAAAAAATGTAACCAGTATTAAAAAATGAAATCCATCGTTCATCTATTAAATAGAGAGATATTAAAAAAAGTAAAAAAAAGTTGTAAAAAAGGTTGACAAACAATTATGGAATACATATACTGTGAATGTTACATTAGTGTTAAGAGTCATAAACAAATGAAAAGACCCTGCCAGTGAGATAGTCATTGAGCAGGGTTTCTTTTATGTCCATAGCACTTAATATCTTTGTCTCAAGAGAAAAACACTTTGGAGGCAATATGATATTACCCTAGCTTCTGGCACATCTCTTGCTAATGTATCTTTCTGAAACTTTTTTGAACCAAAGGGGTTGACAACAGGTATGTGTAAGTACTATAGTGACCCTTGTTATGGTTTTAATGTCAAATCCACTTAATTAATTGAAGGAGAAATCCCATGTTTATGACCATTTTTAACAATGTAACAGACCAACAAGGTAAAGTAGCTAATCCATCTTTCGACAAATTCTTTGAAATGCTAGAAGCTGAAGCAAAGAACACAACACCTAAAAAAGAATGCAGATTGTGGTCTCCAGCAGTATATGTAAATGGAAATAGAAGTAAGGGATCTGAATTAGAAGAGAAAACAAACGTAATTGGCTTGGATATAGATGGTATATCGAAAGAAGAAATGGAGACAGTATTTAGGTTCTTAGCCCCATTCAAATATATTGCACATACAACAGCTACTCATGGGTTGAAACAGGTAAAAGCAAACGAAAAATGGAGAATCATACTTCCATTACAACATTTCGTTGGAGAAGCTAATTACCTCAAGATTACCAATTACATCAACAACAGTATTGGTAAAGTCTTAGACAAACAAACCCTTTCAGTTAAACGCTTATTCTTCTTCCCAACATCAGAAAATGGAAAACCAAGACTCTATAAAAGTGATGGTCAATTACTCTCATTGTCTTTTGTTGAAAAAGAGTTAATTGAAGACCCAGATGAATTTGTTACTGCTGATGTAGAATATGAAGTAGATGCTCCTGTAGTAGAAGATACATTTGATGGAGATTTAACTGAAGATACAGTCGAAGCCGAAGTAAGACCTACAGTAGAAAATATAGTTGAATATATCTCCTTTTATGCAAAAGATGCTGGAGATGGTGAACGTCATGAACAACTCATGAGATTGACCTTAATTTTAGCCAAACATAACCAAAAATATACTGACAACCAAGTATCTCAGATGTTTGAGCGACTCATTAAAGAAAACAATACAAATGGTGGAACAGACTCCATAGAAGAAGTAATCGAAAAGTACACTTCTGCTGTTAAGAAAATTAAACAAGGCGAATTAGAAGCAGAGCAATCTAAAGCTAGTGTATTTGTTACTCCAAAAGGTGAAGAAACAGAAGAACAAAAGGACAAGAGAAGGATTGAAGAAGCTCAACAACGCTATATCCAAGACCTTGATAGAGAAAATAGACTTTCTGTACCTCCAAGACACATCTTTACTAAACAAGAAGCAGAAGAATTAGGTATTCCTCATCTTTTTATGGTAGTTCAACAAGGTAAATCTGTTCTAAAAGAGATGTGTATGTCAAATGAAGGTCAGTTGTACCCTGTAACTATTCCAAAATCATCCATTAAAGACAACCTCGAAACAGACTATTGGATTAAAAGAGGATATGACATATTTCAAGTAAAAAATGAGTTCAAGAAAGACTCAAAAGGTAAAAAGAAGTTAGTCAAAGTCGTAAGAAAAATGACTTCCAGCACTTTCTTTTCAGTTTATGTAGCTAAAAATGCCAACTTTGAGACCATGACAACTTTATTTCACAACAAAATTAATGTTGATGGAACTAGACTCTATTTACCATTAAAAGGTAGAGTATCTTATGAACCAAAACAACATGATGAAGTAAAAGAATTGATAGATCTTCTTGGAGGAAAGAACAAAACTAGATTACGTAGATGGTTTGAACTCTTTGCTGACAATTCAATGAATCCCAAAGGACGTAGCACTTCTGGAGCATTAAGTGTTCTAGTTCTTATAGGTAAATCTGGAGTTGGAAAATCCTCGATCATTGACTTCTTGAGTGCTTATGTAAATCCTTCCAAAAGAAATACTTTAGATCTCATGGCAGGAACATTTACAGATGCTTTAGAACAACAATTTGTAGTTGGTCAAGATGAAACTCAAACCGCACTTAGTTCCAATAAAGTACAAGGATTCATTCGACAATTAATTAGTGCAAATGAACATACTCTAAATAAAAAGTTTGGTGGATTAACTTCTATTAAAGGGTATCTAAGAATTGTATTAGCTGGTAATGACTACGGTATTTTACCTTCCAATGGTATTGAAACTGATGATGCAAGAGATGGATCTGTCGTTCGATTCCTAATAAATCCACTAGATGAAGAAGACCAACAAAAGAAATTGAGAGTATTCTGGGACAAAATTACAGAAGAAGGTAGATATGAGGAATTAAAACAACATTTCTGTGAACAATTAGAGTGGTGGAAACAAAATCCACAAATGCTTTCACCTAAAGAAGAACAACAAAAATATGGCATCAAAGACCTCAGATTTGGAGTATATTCTGCACCTGAAAAATACACTGAATTAGTTGCATCAGGAGCTTCTGGAAACATTTCTCAACAATACTTCTCTGATGCTGTTCAAAGTTGGTTAAAGAATCCAGAACTTTTATCCAGTATCTCTGAAGGTGATAGTCCTGATATTGCTATTATGAAGAATGATGAAATGTTCATAAGACCAACAGCATTAGAAACCTTCCTATATCAATTTAAAGACAAAGATGATTGCGACAAAAAACATATTACAAGAGCCACTCTTAAAAAAGTACTTAATACCTTCAAAGTAGGTGGAACTAAGGTAATTAAAAGCAACAACAAATCAGCTAGATATGCTAGAATCCCTAAGACCTCCATATATCTCTTGTTGAAAGATACAATGGATAGAGACGAAATTACAGAATTACTTAGTACATTCTCTGGTTAATCGTCATATTCTTGGCACACCTCTTGCTAATGTGGGAGGGTGTCATTTTTCTTTTAACACCTTTGGAGGTAAACCATGAAAACCATCGTCATTGATACAGAAACAGTAGTAGTTCCTAATGAAAACATATTTAAACCCAAACAAGTAGTATGTCTTTCCTTAGCTTCTAAAGAATATCCAAATGGTACTTTATATCCCACATTTGAAATAGAGCAGGTTATGAGAGATGTATTGACCTCTGACAGTATAATTGTTGGACATAATATATCGTATGATATGAGAGCTTTAAGAAATTCCTTTCCTTCTCTCCAACCTTTAATTGACCAAGCATATTCTGAAATGAGAGTAATGGATACCATGATTCAGGCTCGGTTACTTTACATTAGAGAACCGAATAGGTTTAGTGCATCAGATCGTAGGTATTCTCTGGATAAACAAGTAGAATACTGGTTAAAGGACAAATCAGTAAACAAAGAAGACGAATGGCGTATGAGATATGGAGAACTATTAAACAAACCTATATCTGAATACCCAGAAGAAGCTAAAAAATATGCTATCCATGATGCCTATATCACTAGAAGACTTTGGATGAAACTCCAATTAGTTCTAGGACAAAATAAACCTGAACCTGCTTGTGCTAGAGAAACTACCTTTGACTATTCCCTATCCAATATCTCAGAAAATGGATTAAAGGTGGATAGAATTGAAGTTGAAAGAATAGAAAGGTTCTTAGAAGAAAGGATTGCTACATTAGAAGAGGAATGTAAACCCCTATTCCATGAAAAAAAGAAGAAAGGTAAATATACAGTCAACCAAAAGGAACTAAAAAGAAGAGTAGAAGCATCTTATGAAGTCAAAAAAAGTCCATATATGAAAGCAGAAGTACCTAGAACAGACAAAGGAAACATCATCACCAATGAAGAAACCTTAAAACAATGTTCAGATCCTCTACTTCAAAAGTATCTGGAATTAAAACAGTACAAAAAGTTAAACTCAACTTATATTGGCAAATTAAATACCAATTATGTCCATCCTCGTTACAAAGTATTAGGTGCTGTTACAGGTAGAACATCTTGTTCCAGTCCTAATGTCCAGAATCTTCCAAGAAAGGGAGATATTCGCTCATGTTTTATTCCATCAGAACTTGGTAGGGTATTCATAGCTTGCGATTATTCTGCTCAAGAGATGAGGACTCTAGGACAAGTTTTATTGGACAAATTTGGAGTAAGTAGATTAGCTAGTAAATTCAAAGAAGATCCTTATTTCGATCCTCATACATTGTTCGCACAAGAGATGGCTGGAAAACAATGGGAAAATATGGACAAAAAAGCACGAAAAGAATTAAGACAAAAAGCTAAGATAGCTAATTTCGGTTTTGCTGGAGGTATGGGAGCAACTACATTGGTTAAATATGCAAAAGGATATGGTACTGAATTAACACAAGAAGAAGCAGAAACATTAAAATACCACTGGTTCAAGACATGGAAAACTATGTCAAAATACTTCAAAGAAGCAAGCAGAGTATCTAAGATGTATAAACCTTTTTTACTTCTTAAAAGACAGCAGATGTTTAAAGGATTCAAGAGATTAAAAGAAGGTGGTTATAGATGTTTTACTCAAATAGCTAATGGTGAATTTCAAGGTCTAGCTAGTGTAGCTTCTAAATATGCAGTACATTTAGTAGATTTAGCTACCAGAGACTCTAAAAGTATCCTATTTAAATGTAAAATTAGAGCATTCATTCATGATGAAATCATTTTAGAAGGGGACATGGAGAATAGAACTGCTCAAGCTCAAGAATTAAGTAGGTTAATGGTAAAAGCAATGCAAGTAATGGTTCCTGATGTCCCAGCAGTAGCAGAACCTTCAGCAATGCACAGATGGACAAAAGAAGCAGAAATGGAATATGAAGATGGAGAATTAAAAGTATTTGGTACTCCATACTATATAGACTCTACATTAGGAGAAAATTATGATGATGTCGATATTTGGGACTTTTAGTGAACAAACCTCCCTATTTACCGTATTACTAGAAGACAACTTAAAAAAAGAGGTGTACAATGAAGATTCAATGTAAAAAATGTAAGCAAATGGTAGAATATACGGGGAAACCAACCTCATATACCTACTTCAAAGAGAAAAACAAATGGATGTGTAGATCCTGTTTTCTACAAAAGAACGCAGATGAAGCCAAGAAGTTCGCAGAAATGCACAATCTTCCTGACTTAATTGGTTCTGAAAAAGAAGTTAATTGGGCTAATACCATTAGGAAAGGTTGGATTGAAAAGATAGGAGAAGCAAGTAGGAAATTTGCATCGAAAATTACCCAAGCATCTACCTTCATAACATTGAGGGAAGCTAAATCAGTCGATGGAGTCCTTCTTGGATTAAGAAAATCTCCAAAATTACAGGTCTTAGGTGGTTCTGAGAAACAAGTAGCGTATGCTAAGAGACTTTATTACCAACTATTGATGGAAGATTTACTAAGAGAAGATGCTGGAGAAGAAATAGAGAATGGAGAAATCCTATTAAAAGCTCTTAAATGTCAAACAGCTAAAGAAGCAATAGACATTCTGAAAGGACAATCCAATGAGAATCTATAATCTTGGTAGTGGTTCTTCAGGAAATTGCACATATTTTAAGTTTGATGGATATGAGTTCTTAGTTGATGTTGGTTTTTCTTACAAGGAAATTAAAAAGAGACTTGCTTCTATTGGAGTAGATATTCTTGATATTAAAACTATCTTCATAACACATGGACATTCTGACCATAATAGAGCATTACAGACCTTTAAAAAAAGAAACAAACCTATATCCATTAACCCACCTCATATTGGTAGAGCTTTCTCTTTAAACCACTCGGTTCCATGCAAGGGATTTACCTTTGAAGTTCATGAAATTGAAGATGAAAAGATAGGATATTTAACTGATACAGGATATGTACCTCCATTTGCTGTTCATGCTTTGGAGAGATGTTCAATCTTAATAGTCGAAAGTAACCATAATGAGGAGATACTATTTACAAACAAATATGCAGAAGATAGTAGAATGCCAGCATCTATTTACGACAATATAGTGTCAAAAAAAGGTCATTTAAGTAACAGACAAGCAGAGGAATTAATATCCTTTGTACGACCTAAAATTGTAGCCCTTGCTCATTTATCTGCTCACAACAACAATGAACAGCAGTTAAAGCATAGTGGACATTTAATTCTCCAGCAAAATGAAGTGACCAAAATAATAGACACAGAAGAAGAGGAGTCAATCTAAAATCTTCTTTCTTTTCCATGAGTTGCCTCACCTTTTTCTTTTATTTCCTACCAATATCTTCATAAATCTCTGAAAGCCCCGTAGCTCTAAGGTAATCGTCTTTTCAAAAGTTAAAAAACACCTGCAACTATCTGGAATTAAAGGACAGTTGACACATTAAAAGAATAGGTGTATAAAAAATAGAACATAAAGTATTGAAATTAAAAACCAAAGATGGTCTTAATTGAACCATTTTGTAACAGTTAGCGTCTTAATATAAAGAGGAGGAGAATAAGATGGCAAGAGTAAAAAATCCATTAAAAAAGAGTCAGAAATGGACTGCTAAGAAGAAGAGAGAACTGGAAGCTCAATTAGTAGAGCTTGAGGACAAAGAAATAGCAAAGGTTTCAAAAGTTCATGCTGAATTAAGAAAAATTAAGAGAAGTGAAGGTAAATTAAAACCTAAACATTTACTAGATAAAGTCTTGGAAGTTCTTTTCATTCATGTTGGAAGAATGGGAGAATTAGATGCTAGTGCTACTATTAAAACATCTGTTGAAATTGTAAAAGCACTTGGAGCAGTAGTAAACAAATTCCCAGAAATGCAGGATGATATTCTTAATGATTCTGAGGATGAAAGTAAAGGGTTGGTTCTTGTGATGAATAAGGTTAAAGATATTAAAGATGCGAAGAAAAAGGCAAACTAAATAGCAAGGTAAACCAATGGAAATTCAACTAAATCCTCCTCAGACTAGATTTGTAGAAGCATTAGAACATCATAAATATATCCTATTTGGAGCAGGAGTAGGTACGGGGAAGACATTTTTACTTTGTCTAATGGCAGTATATTTAGCTCAAAGAAATGCAGGACACGCTGGACTAATAGCAAGTCATCGCTATAACCATCTCCAAGTTGAATTAATTCCAACATTAACTAAGCTATTAAAACAAGCTGGACTATTTAAAAAACATCTGATTCAGAAGAGGGTATTTGAATTAAAGAATGGGTCAATAATCCAGTATGGGTCTGCTGACAATGATGCTTCTCTTGAAGGAAGAAATGTTGCGTGGGCTTTAGGAGATGAGATGAGATTCTGGAGTAGAAGAGCTTATGAGTTCTTCTTAGCTAGAATGAGAGTAAAAGATGCTCCATTTAGTAGATTCTGTGGATTTTCAACATTAGAAACAAATTGGTTGGAAGATGAATGGCGAGATAATCCTAAAAGGCACGTAATATATGCAACAACTTACGAGAATGCTATTAACTTAGCATCTGACTATATAGAGAATCTGGAAGTAACTTTAAGTACTCAAATGTTTCAACTATATGTTATGGCAAAATGGGTATCTGGATCTGATGTTGTTTATTCTGATTTCGATGAAAAAGTAACTATTGAAAAAGATCTATACCAACCTCACCACCCTATCATTCATGGAGTGGACTTTGGTCTTAAAGCTCCAGCTTGGTTAATGGCACAGTACTTTGATGTTTGTCCTATTCATGGTACAAAAGGTTGTCTCCATATCATTGATGAAGTAATGCTTGATGATACTAGATTACCTAATGTAGTTAAGGAAGTTCAAAGAAAGACTGCTATGTACCATTATTCCGATTCTAAGGATTTATATTGCGATCCTGCTGGTGTTAGAAGAGATCCTGTATTTGGAGGTTCAGAAGCTAGTTTTCTTCAGTCTAGCGATGGTGGAGGATATTCAGTTTACTACAGAACTTCATCTAATACTCGTAGCATCTCTGTAGGTTTGAATATTGTTGCTTCAAGATTAATGAATGCTAAAGGTGAGAGAAGACTTTATATTGACGAAAGATTAGCTAAACAAGGGAATAAAAGTAGAGGTATTGTAAGAGCTTTTAAAAACTATAGATGGACTGAAAGAAAAGAAGGTAAAGCTGTACCAAAAGAACCTATCCATGATGAATTTAGTCATGTGATGGATGCTCTCAGATATATATGTGTTAATCTATTCCCGAATACAGCAGGTATGGTAGCCTAGCTTTGGAGAAGAAAATGGTAAAAAACAAACTTAGTGAACATAAGATTCGTAGATATATGGAAGAAGGATTAGACTATGAACAAATTGCAATTAAAGAAAGAATGAATACTCTTACTGTTAAAAGTAGAATGAGAGATCTTAATATAAAATATCTACGTTGCGATTTATGTAACAACTATATACCATTTGAAGAATTACATGGAAATATCCCAAAACATAGAGTGGAAGAGGCTAGAATAGTTTTCCATTTCTGTTCTGAACAACATAAAGAAGATTGGTTAAGAGGAGACTCACATGATTGAAATCTTAAAACAACTCAAAAATGCTATTGGTCGAGATAAGGAAAGACATCTTTATATAGAGAATGTCTGGAATGTTTATTCTGGTAGCTGGGAGGATTCATCATTGACTACTCCTACACTTAGATCTGGGAAACCATCAAAATCCTTAATTATGAAGGAATTAGAGAAAAGATTTCCAGTGACATGGAAGAAATTAGCCAGAAATGCAGATACTTCCATAAATCTTCTTAGATGGGCTTCTTCTAAGGTAGGAAATATCTATGATGTACCTACTACAAGATTAGTAAATGACGAAGAAGTACCTCAATATGACACTGCAATTCTCCAACAAACTTTAAGTCAATTAGTTCCTCTATCTTATGCTTTAAGAAATATGTTTATTCGTCCAATGGTTGTTGAAGGTGAAATCCTTTATGACGTAATTAGACCTGACCAAGCTACTGTACTTCCAGATCCATTGAATCCAAGAAAATTACTTGCAATAGCATATAAGGTTGGAACTAGATATGTTGTTTGGACTAAAGAGAATCATTGGGTCTTTGGATCTCAAGATTTCAACAATCCTATCTTAAACCCTGAGAACCCAAATAATGTAAATCCTTATGGAATTGTTCCAGTTGTTAGTGTTCCTAATGATTTCCCTATTGGATCGTTCTGGGATACATTTGGAAGCAATGAACTCTATACATCTTCTATTGAAACTGCTATTGCATTAACAGATTTAAGAAGACTCCAACAAGTAGCATCCCATAAACAGCCATATCTCAAAGGAGATCCAGATAAGGACTTTGACAGATTTGCTATATTAGACCCTGCTAACCCTATCATATTAAGAGGGAAGGAAGCTACAGCAGGTGTATTAGATCTTAAAGCAGACTTACAACAAGGAATGTCAACCATATTAAAAATAGCTGGAGCAGTCCTATCTTTTATGGGATTTAATCCTAAGATAGTTACTGGAGAATCTGCATCACCTCAATCAGGTTTTGCTATATTACTCCAAAATGCTGATTTAGAAGCGGTTAGAGACAAATTAAGAACAACATGGACTCTACATGAGCAATCTCTATACAGTGTTACTAGACAGGTAGTTGAAGTTGAAAGGTTACACCCAGAAAATAGTAGTTTAGAATCATTACCTGAAGGACAAATTACTACACTTTTTGGAGATACCTCAAATCCTCTATCTCCTCAAGAAGAAAAAGATTACTGGCATTCAAGATTACAAGGTGGTACTACTACATTAGTAGATGTTTTAATGGAACTTGATGGACTTTCTAAAGAATCTGCTGAAGAGAAAGCATTGGAAATTGAGGAATATAAAAATAGAAGTGCTGTAACAAGTACATTCTTTCCACCTCCAATGGAAGAAACTGAAGAAACAATAGAAGAACCTGAAGTAAATGAAGAGGATATATAAATGTCTCACTTAGATTCTTTACTAAAAAAATATGCAACAGTTTTACCAAATGTTCAAAAGATCCTATTTGACTATTTAAAAAGTAAGAGAGATCCTGTAACTAAATTGTTACCTCCAATCTCTTCTAATGAACTACTGACTGTATTAAATAGTGCTGGACTCCAACAAATCCAAGATCCTGAATTACTGCATGAACTATATACATCATCTGTTTCATCTGTATTAAATGAGGTAGCTTCATTGACAGATTTGAATATATCGTTAATATCTCCTGAAACAGTAAAACTATCTGTTGAAGGAACTCAAGTACAAATGGCTAGTATATCTCAAAGAGCTTTGTCTAACATAGGTTCTATTGTTCAAGAATCTGCTCTTATTCCAATGTCTTTAAATACAATGGCTGAGAAATTAAAAACAGAAACCAATGTTATGTTAGGACAAGCCAAAACATTAGTGAATACTGGATTAGCTCAAGTTCAAAGGAAATCATTGGTGTCTCAAGCACAGGAAGATTCCTTGTTTCTATATGAAGGAGCAAATGATAGTGCAACTAGACCATTTTGTAAAGCTATTGTTGGAAAAGTATTTACAAAAAAACAAATAGCAAAACTGAACAACAAACAAGGCTTGGGCGTATTACTAAATGGAGGTGGGTATAATTGCAGACATAGATGGCTCCCAGTCTCAAAAGAATATGTCAAATCTAATGGATTGGTTTTAGCATCAGAAACTGATGTATTAAAAGCTAATTCAGAGGCTACAAGATGAAATTAAAATTAACATTAACAGCAGAAGAACAAGAGAGAGTCTCCAAGTTGTTAAATAAAGAACTTGCTGAACTCAATAAAAAGTTAGCTCTTGCTCAATTAGCTAATATCCAAAGAAGAGTATCTCAAGGTCTGGGATTAGATGGTAAAATGAAACCATATTCAAAATCCTATTCCAAAATAAAAAAAGAAGCTGGTAGAAGAGTTAATGTTAGAAACCTAGAATTTACTGGAAGAATGCTTTCAGATATGGGTATTTCAGAGATAGACGATGGAGTATATGTAATTCATTTTTTAACAGCCCAACAACGATTAAAAGCACTTTCCAATCAGATGAGAGAAGCATGGTTTGGAATCACTGATGAAGAAAGAAATATGTTAATGAAACTAGCTAAGAAAGAGGTAGAAAAATGACCACAGAAAACAATGGACAACAAGAGCAACAAGAAAACAAAGAAACACCAGAGACCAAAGAAGGTCAACAAGAGCAACAAGATACTCAAGAAACACCAGAAACTAATCCTGAAGTTGAAGGTTTAAAGAAACAAATCGAAGATCTCCAATCTCAGCTAACTAAAGCTAATGAGCAACTTGCTGGATTTACTTCAGAAGCTGAATCGCAAGAGAATAAAAGTAAAGAACTTGAAGCTCTTTTGGAAGCAGAAAAGAAAAGAGTAGAAGAATTACAAAAAAACGCACTAGAAACCACCTCCCAACGTATTACAGAGATGTTAGATGGTGCAGATAAGAAAATCATTGAAGCATTAAGTCAATTCGATGATGACCCTGAAAAGAAATTAGAACACCTTTTACTCATTAGAGAGTATGGGTTACTTAAAAAAGAAGCTCCACCTAGTACATCTAATGATAGGGCTTCTGGTGATGAAAATAACAAACAGCCCATTTTGTCTTTTTCAGAACTTCAAAAAGCTGAAACTAATGGGGCTTACAAATAGGAGAATATAACAGATGGCTATTCAAGAACTTAACTCGGCATTCCAAAGAGATATTGGTCAGATTGTCGTTAGTGCTATAAAAAGACAAGGTGTTGGTAATGAACTCGGCTTGAAAAATAGTTGGTTAGGATTACTTGGATCTTTTAACAGAATCGAATTTATGCCTTTTGCTCCATCTAAGATGGCAGAAAAAATGGTAGTTCCTTATGCTTCAGCAGGCACAGCAGAGTACTATGATTTGGATTCTGCACCCCAAGCCGCTGGAAATGAGTCTGTAAAGACCGCTAATATTGCTTTTGCAAGTGCAAGAGATGTTATGCGTATCCGTAATTTCGATGAAGCCGCTCTTAAATCTGAAGTTACATTAGTTAATGAAGGACTTCTTGGACATAATACAAAAGAAGCAATGAAAAACATTGTAGATATTATGGAAAAAGGTCTTAGAGACGGTCTTGGTGTAGGAAGCGACCCTTACGGTATGGCATTTTGGGTAAACAACTCCAGTGTTTATGGTAATATCGACCAAGCTGTTGATACTTGGTCACAAGCTACTCTCATTAATGCAGGTGGATCTGCTTTGAGCTTGAAACATCTTCGTGAAGCAGTTGAAGGTGTTGTTGATGCTAATGGTGGAGAAGTTCAAGTAATTGTCTCCAGTGCAAGACAACGCAATAAATATCGTGAATTAATTGGGTCAAAAACTACAAACAACAATATGAAAATTGGTGATGCTGAATATAGTGTTGAATTTTACGATGACATCCCTTGGGTTGTTATTCCAAAAATGACTAATTCTGTAGTTTATGGTCTCAATATGGAAACTTTTGTAATGAAGATTCTCCTTCAAAAAGCTCCTGATGGTTCTCTTCCTCAGCTTTCTAATATCGAACAAGCTGGTCTTCCATTTGCTATGCGTTATCTTGGAAATGTAAATGACGATGCTAGATATGCTATTACCAATTACCATCAATTAGTCTGTAGAAAACCTTGGCAGAACTTCAAGATCTATGGTCTTTCCACTTCACTTTCTTAATCTGTTCTTTTTTTGCCTTTTTCTTGGACAGATGAGATTAACCTTGCCCTCTTCGGAGGGTTTGGGTTTTTCTTTTAATTTATGTTTTTTTAGAGGAAATATATTATGGCAGATAACCAACCGACAAATTGGGAAAAGATTTATGATGAAGAGGAAACAATGCCTGTAGGAACATCTGGGATACACGCACGTAAGATCTACCTCTTTACTCCTCCAAAGTCCTATCCTACTGGAGGATTTGACCTAGACTTAGAAACTAATTGTGGAGTAACTGGAGATATTCTGCTTTGTCAGCTTGATCCACAGAATGCAAATTCCAACAAGATTGACAAGTTCAATTACACCACAAAAAGGATGGTCATTCGCAACAGAGCAGACAGGACAGAGGTTGCTGATGGCACAGACATTTCTGGTATCGACAAGGCAAGACTTACAGTCATTTCGATTGTAAACAAGTAAACTAGCCAAAATTGGCATTAAACATAATGGAGAATTAAAAGATGGCTACATTAACTGGATATACTAAATTGTTTTCAGACCAAGATTCTATTCGAGATGGTTTCAGTGGTTCAAGTCGTCAGATTTATGGTGCAGTAGGTGGTGCTTATGCTACAGGTGGATTCGATTTAAATCCTCTTACAGATATGGGTGCAGAAGGTACTATTGCTAGTGTAAAAGCAGAATTTCAAGATGGTTCTGGTGCATATTACTGTGCATACGACTACACCAACAAAAAGTTGAAGGTATACGTACACGCTACAGGTGCGGAAGTAGCAGACACAACAGATCTTTCAGCATTGCATTTTCGTATCGAATCTATTTCATCTTTGGTTTAATTTAATTTAGAAAATAAGAAAAAGGGTAGTGTTTGGCTACCTTATTTGGAGGCTTTATCATGGAATATACAGCAAGACAATTAAATGAGATGACCAACACTGCTCGCTTTTCTGCTTACGAGAAGATTGCTAATGAGTCTTCTTTAACAGAAATTATGGAATTACCTCTTAGACATCGAGTCCCTGTCATTGATATGGTACGAGGCAATTATGATGCCAGATACTTCTTAGAACTTACTCCAAAGGGTAAGAAGCAAGCTAAGAAGGACAAAACTGTTAATATTGAAGGTATTGGACAGACCTCTATTTCTTTTAAAGTATCTTCTCCAAAAGGGTTTAGTGCTAGAAGTGCTGTATTCCTTTTAGATCGTTATGGAAAAGAAGGAAGACTTGAAGATTGCAGAGGTTTACTCCAAGAAGTTCAAAAACTTACAGATGAAGAAGAATTTAAACAACATTCTGGTGAGGGTAAGTAAATGCTAAAGCAGATTCAAAAGGGTTCAACAGCTTCTATTTCAGCTAGATTACTTTTAGAAAGTGAACCTCAAACAATTACATCTGCTACGGTTGAAATTAGGAATCCTAGTGGGTCTGTTTTAGTTCCTGCTACTTCTACTGGAATTAGTGGATTAGGGACATCAGAAGTAACTTACATTAGGTCTTGGGATTCTTCGACTTTTCCAAAAGATGTTGGATATAAAGCTGTTTGGTTGTTTACTGTTTCTGGTGTTCAATATTCAAAAGAAACTTTTTTTAATGTTGTTCCAAGATTGTTAGTTTCAGATTTAACTGATGAAGATATATTTAAAGAGTATCCTCATATAGAAGATGAAGCACCTACAACAGGATTAAAGGCATGGAGAATTGCTTGTTGGGAAGAAATTGTAGCAGGTATTTCCTCTACATTTCAGAATGAAGAAGCTCTTGGACGAATATTTAATCCAGATATATTTCATCGTTCTCATTTATATGGCACTCTCCATAAATTTTACTTTCAGAATGCTCATTTTACTTCTACAATGAATGAAGATTGGGACAAATCTGCTTCATTTGGAGAACTATATAAAGAATCTCTTGGAATAGCTATGCAACAATTAGCTATAGATTATGATGATTCAGGGTTAATGGACAATGAGAATCAAGAACCAAAAGCAGTTGCTACTGTAGAATGGGGAAGATGATGTTAGCAGATGTACTTACAGAAATAGATTCGGTCATTATTTCCACTGGATTACATATTACAGTAGATGAAACAGCTTTGAGAGAAGGTTCTTTGTCCCATGCCTCGAAAGCTAAATTTGAAGATTCTTTTGTAACCTCCATTAGTTCACATAGACCTGTAGAAGAATTTAATTTACATGAAGAATGGCATAATTTTACATTAGATCTTGAGGTTGGTGGAACTATATCCAGAGATGGGCGTAAATCTGCTGTAGCTTCTCTGTTAAGTAAAATGGTGGAAGTTCTGGAAGCATTAGTTAGGCATTCTAATTTTTCTCAGATTAAAGGCGTACAATTAAACGAAGATACAACTTTTAGTTTTCTTGATGGGAACCGAATCGTTGCTCATACGTCTTTTATTGTGTACTACTATTGGAGGACAACATGAGAACGCAAAGAGGTCAAAATGACCATATAAAAGCAAATGAAGAAGTTAAAAAAACTGAAGAACATAAAGAAATTAAAGAAGTTAAAACAATTAAAGAACCGAACATCATTGAACCTATAGATGCTCATATTTCTGAAATTAAGCCTACCAAGAAGGAGACAAACTAATGGCAGGGAATTTAAAACTAAAAAATATCGGTACTCTTTTCTTCTGTCCAGAAGTAACTCAGGGTACGGCTAATTACGACAATACTACTACAGCATTGGGGACTTCCACTACAGCTATTGTTGCTGGACTTGGTGGTTCTGACGATATGTTTATCGGTCTCCAGATGTATTTTTATTCAGGAGCTAATGCTGGAAGATTGGTTACAATTACAGATTATGTTAGTTCAACTGGTACTTTCACATTTACTCCTGCTGATGGTGGTAGTGCTTTAAGTGCTGTAGCTTCAGGAGAGAAATTCACTCTTGGATCTATTCTTCCAAATGCTGTTCCTACAGTGAATGGTACTACAAAAAGCCTTACTAGAGAATGGGAAAGTGATACTCTGGATAAACCATCTGATTTGGTAGGTCTTTCTGAATCAACAGTTAGTGCAGAAGTTCATATTGGTGGACTTGAAAGCTCTGCTGGTGATGGTATTGATGCTCCTGTAGATAGATTCACTAGATTCTTGGAAATGATTGGCGAAGTAGATAGTGGAACTGGCACTAAAATTGCCTCTAATTGGTCTTCTGCTACTTCTGGTTCTGTTTCTAGTATAGCTGGATTAAGTGTAAATAGTCCAATTATGGTAAACAATGAAGTTGCTATCATTGACACTATTTCTGGAACTACCATTACAGTACATCCTGCTTTCTCTTCAAATCCTCAAGCAAATGATGTAGTATATGCAGGTCAGACATTTACTCCAGATGACACTGGACATTTAAGTTGTACATTCTGTCATGTACGAGATGACCAACTCTTTATTGCAACAGGAGTAGTTGGGAACTTCAAGACTTCTGGAGCATTCAACGATCTCTTTAAATTTACCTTTGATGGACAAGGTGATGGCTGGGATGTAGAAGATTCTTATTCAGATATTGATGGTATCCAATCTTCAGTAAAACCTATTGCATTAATTTCAGCTAGAGTCCATTTTGGAGATACTACTCTTTGGTGTAATTCTATGGACTTTGATTTTGGACATGGAATCGAGAATTTAGAAGATTGTAATGCTGGTGTTCAAAAGCTCATTACAACTAGAGCATCTGTAGCAAGTGTAACCTTTAGAAATGCTAACAAAACCGCATTAACAACTTGGAACAAAGAGAAAACAAAAGGTACATTGGTCATTCAAGCAGGTGGTTCTCCAGCAGATTGTGTTGTTCTTTATGGAGATGTCCAAATTGTTTCTGTTGAAGATGCGGATTATGGTGGAGTTAGAGGATATAAAGCATCTCTTAAATTCTATGACGACAGACAGTCTCTAACAGCTTCTAAGCCTCGTTTAGCTAGATTGTAATATATCTATCCTCCTTCCTTTTAAAACCTCTCTAAATCCTTCTATTTACATCTTACATTAATATTCCTCCATTTATGTTCCTCCATTTATGTTCCATATCAATGTCTCTCCATTTCTCTTCATAGATATTCTGAATCCCTTTAATATCCAGTTACATTTTTACTTCCTGACCTGTAACCAAAGAATCTTTAATGTAAACACATAGTTACATCTGTTACTAAAAAAGGTTACATTTTGTGTTTTCTATAGTGTAACCGAAACTCCTTTTCTATTTCAACTACTTATGGAAGAAAGTTACAGAATTACAAAGTTACAGAAGGTCTCCTTATATTACTCTAATTCCATACGCTATTCTATACAACTTCTATTCTATGTATTATTCTACTATATATATATCTATTTTAATGTAACTTGTAACTTTATATATTAAGTATTTAATCTTATTATGTTTTTCTGGTTACATCTACTGTAACTTTTTTGTAACTGTTACATTTTTTGTAACCCATTATTGTAACCTCTTTTCTAAGTTAGCAAGCTGGAGATATTTTTGATTGTTGAACCGCACAAAATAATAGTGTAAAACGTATATAGTAGGAAGAATTAATGTTTCCAGTAAATGTACAACTAGATATGAGGAAAGAAAAATGGCTACATTCAAAGATTCAGCAAGACTTGAAAAATTACCTTTCACATTTGTTTCTATTCATGATGCTATTGAATGGGACAAGATGGATATATCGAAAGAAGAGTATATCCAAGATAGAGACAATTTAGTAGGAAAAGTTGTTGGAGATGTAATTAAATTTACTCTTCACTATCCTACAAAATCCGAGTTACTATATGCTTTTGGTAAATCTGGAGCATCATTCAACAAAGATGGTGAAATGGTATTCGGTAAAATAGATGGATTAGATTCCACTGCTACAGCCTTATTAGCAATGACAGATCAAGCTATTGAATTAGCTACCCTTTGTATTGAGAAGATTGAGAATTTAAATGATTGTCCAAAGAATATACATGATACCCCTATTCGCAAGCATTTAAAAAAGATTAAGAAAGACTTTCACAATAAGAAGAAAGAGTATTTTATTCCAAATGTTGTTTTAGAAGAAATAGGTACTCATTTGTTAGTTGGATCGAAGGTCTCTGAAGAGGAAAAAAAGCAGTAAATGCTGTTGCATATTGGTCTGATGCTTCTTCTACGCTAGGGTATTCAAACAACTGTGAAGCTTGTGAGAAGAACCCTGAATTAAAAGACTTCTGGGGATGTGAAAAAGATTCAGTTGGTTCAAGAAAATATGGAGATCCTATGGTTTATATTCTTGGATCTGAAACAACCTCCAGATGTCCAATAGCTTTAATGAAAAACATAAACCTAGCAATGGATCTATATAATGACAAAGAACAAGGTCATTTACCTAATGGAGAAGGACTCAATAGTGAAACAGCATATTTTAGGTTTATTATGCCATATATTAAATCTAAGAGTAATGAAGCTAGTAATGTCATTATGAAGAAACGAAATAGAGAAGTAGAATAATATGTCAACTTTTTACCTAATTAGAGGAAGCACAAAATGTCCAAGTTTAACACCAAAGAATTAAGCATTGAAATAGATACCAATTTAGACATGAAAGGTGTAGAAAAGGACACAGAAAAACTAGCTTCTACTGTTTCAAATAAAATGAAGAAAATAGGTGAAGGTTTTGCCACATTCGGACTAGCAATGAATGGCATTAGTATGGGGATTGGTTTAGTCACAAAAGCTTTTGACTCTTTACTAGGTGTGTTTGGAGATATGCACGCAAGGATGGACGAACTTCATCAAGCAGACTTATTTGGAGTATCTTTGGAATCTGCTAAAAAGCTACAAAGTACACTGTCTGATGTCAAAACAACATTTGGAGCATTAAAACTTTTAACCGAATTAAAGATGGGTGGATTCAACGACAAACAAGCACAAAACTTTGGAGGTATGATTAATGCAATAGCCGCTTTAACAGGTGAAGGTAAAGATGTTATTGAGAAGGGTTTAAAGGTAGGAAATATAACAGAAACTCAGTTAAGAGCTATTGGAAAAACACAAACAGATGTACAACTTTTATTTCAACAAGAATCGAATAAATTAGGAGGTCGTTCATTAGATGCACTAGAGAAAGCTAGAGTTTTAACAAGAGCATGGGGTCAAGAATTAACAAATGCTGACCAAGCTCTTGGAAGGTTAGGTCAATCTAATCCATTCGATGATTTGAAAATGAGTTTAAAAGGGGTTTATGAAGAATTGTTTACTCAATTTACACCTGCATTAAGAGAAATGAGCGATTGGGTTAGAAAGAATAAAGGAGAGATTGTAGTTTTTGCTAAAACATCTGCTCTTTTAATTTTTCAACTATTTAAAGGTTTATTTATCTCCATTAAAAGTGCTTTCAATTTTATTGACAAGTGGTTTCAACACTTTGAAAATACGGCAAATAAAACAAGTGGTATAGTAAAGAAAATAGTGAGGGTGTCTCTTGCTGTATCAACATTAGGAATATCGGAAGTAATAGGACATCAAATAAAAACAGTAAATGGTTGGAGGAAAGCCGCAAAAACAGTCGCAAAAGACTTCGATAAGAGTCTAGCTGATGTACTAAAAAAAGAAATGGTTGTAGCTAAGAAAAGTGAAAAATTTAAAAAAGCATGGGCTAAAAAAGTAGCTAAATCAAGACGAACTAGAGCTGTACAGCAAGCAAAATTAGAAGCCGCTCAAGAGACTGGAGCTAGAATTAAAGCCGCTAGAACCGCATTGAGAAACTATGAAGAAACATCATTCGATTTCATTGCTCGTTTAGGGGCAAAAGGAGCATCTCAACTGGTAGCTGGAGCAAAGCAGACTATCACATTATACAAACAGTTTGCATCTCAAGACTCCAAGTTTATGGAAAGAAAAGGGAAAGCTTATGCCCTTATGACATTAGCATTAAAAGGTGGTCAATCAGCCGCTGACAAATTACTAGCTTCAGAAAAACAGAAGATTAATATGTTGAAAGCTGGTTTGTCTCTTATTCCAGCACAAGTTAAACAATCTCAGATATTAAACATTAGATTAAATGAAAGAAAACAAACAAATGCGGCTCTATTAACTATTAGTCTTGCAATAAAAGCATTGGAAAAATCAAAAATACCTATCGCAGATAAAATGTTAGTCAGGATGATTGCATTTAAGAAAGAGATGTTAGAGCAAAGGGACTTAAATAGAGAATTAGTAAAGATTCGATTAGCTTCTTTGAAAATAGAAGAGAAATACTTCCTAAAAAAACAAGCATTAAAGAATACAGCCGCTCAGCTTGCAGAAGAAAATAAGCTGTTAGGTTTAAGACGTAATTTAGCCATGTTACGAGGTAAAGAAGAAAAGTCCAAATATGACCCAGCAAAGAACATATTACTAAAAGCTAATACACAAATACAAGCATTGAAGCTTCAGATTAAGTCTCTATCAAATATGGCTGGAGAAATGACTGAAAAGATTAATGCTAAAGTAATTCAAGGTAAAAGTAAAGAGATGATGGAAGGACAAATTAAATCCATCAATATCATTCTAGCAAAAAAACGAGAAGAAATAGGGTTAATTAATGAAACTACAAAGGTTCAAATAGCTAATATATCAACTATTGGAACATTTATGCAATCTGTCATTAAGAAGACTCAAAATATGACCCAGACTCTTGGACAGACATTATATGCTTCTTTTCAAAGTGGTTTATCAGGGATAGGTGGAATAATTTCATCTACTATGGAAATGTTAGTTACTGGAGTTGACAATGTAGGAGCAACAGTAGGTAAAATGTTCCTAGATGTATTAGCTTCTGCGGCTTCCCAATTAGGTGCTTATTTCATAGCGGCTGGTGCGGCTCAGATGTTTATTCCCCCATATACAGGGGCTGGTGCAATAGCTGGTGGTACTGCTTTACTAGCACTAGCTGGAGCTTTAAAAGGTGTTGGGTCTTTACTAACAGCACCTTCAACTGCTCCAACTTCTGCAAATGCTGGAAAAACAATAGCTCCTCCAGTTACTCATACTCAAATACCAAATCAGAAGAGTAATGAAAGAGGAAATACAACATTTTTCTTTGCTACTTCTCCTGTAGGATTTTTGGCGATGGATGAAAGAGAAACTGCACGAAAATTGAAGGGTTTTGTTAAAAAGATGGGAAGAGATGGAATTGATATTTTACCTCAAAAAATGAATGCTAGGAGAATATAAAAATGCCACTTCATACAAGACCAATTCTTTTAGGGAAATTACAGATAGATTCAATGAACAATAAAATAGATTGGAAAGAAACAGATTTAACAACATCATACGATCTAAGCACAACCGTTTCTGTTATGACCGAATATGGACATACTATATTAGATGCTATTGTTTCAGCAATGACTTCTAAATCAACCGCTAGTGGACTTGGAATTACATATTCTTGGTCTTTTGAGACTAATGGAAAGGTTACTATTGAAGCAGATTCTAATATGTTCTATTTAAAATTAACAACATCTGAAACATCAAAGATATTAACAGGTGGAGATGGATTTGTTGGATCTCAAGGTTCAGAATCATTTGGATTTACTATTCAATCGGCTTATCCAGCATACAATACATCTTTTCAAGGAGATGACCAAATAGCTCATAGTTTCTTCCCTAACTATCCTCCTGCTACAGATAGTGGAAATCAATATGAATTTACTACTGCAACTGGAAGAACTATTGGTGGACAAACAACTACCTATTTATTTTCAGAAACCAACTTCTCTGCTTTAGAAAATGTCTCAAAGAAAACACTAGGTTTTAGGAGAATGAATGAGGAAGCTTACAACTCCTATATTAAGTATTTTCTACCTTATGCTTTACAAGGAAACCCTAATGGGATCTTTGCATATATTGAAGATTCAACTGTTTTAAGTAGTTACGAAGAAAGATATTTATTTGAAAATTCTTTAACTGCATTTACTCCAACTAGAACAAATGATTTAGTATCATGGAGCTTTGATATTACCTCTATTCCAAAGGTGTAAAAATGAACAAGACACTTTTTAAAGATACTTTTTTTGACGATGAAATTAGATGGGAAGAAGTAGTTGGATCTGGAACTATTAAAGCTAATAGAGGAAAATTAGTTTGTTCACTCGCTAATGGTGAGAATGGAGAATGGGTATCTGGAGGCATAAGAAATGCGGATCTAATATATAGGTTTCTATCTTTATTTCCATCAAGTCGTAAAATTAGTTTGACTTTTAAAACAGAACAACCTACAACGGCAGATGGAGGACTATATGGAGGATTCTATTATTCAGACACAGATTGGATTGGGTTTAAGATAGAAAGCTCTCAGATTCAAGTTATAGAGGTCTCAGGTGGTACATTCACGAGTAAAGCATCTATTTCATCTGGTTCTGTAGTATATCCAATGGATCTAAAAATTGAAATAGTTAGACCTGTAGCAGGTTCTGGAGTAACATCAACAACATATTCTACATACTATAAAGAGAATGGAGAATGGGTATTCATATTCTCGAATAGTTTTTCTTCAGTAGTTGATTCAGTCTTTTTTAGTCCATTTAATACAGCTACTCATAAAGCAGTTTCTACAAGTGTTGATGATGTAAAAGTAATTTCAAATGATATGCTTTCAAAACCTTCTGCTGGTGGAAGTAGAACTCTATTAGTTGAAATTGGAGGAATATATACAGGCTTTTTAAGTAATTCATCCAGTAATGCTTCATTATGTGCAGATTGGGTTACATTAACAAGACAAGCAGTAACAAATATACCTAGTTCACCAGCAAGAACTATAGACCCATTTACAGGAGATTTTAATTCTCAAGGTATTTCTCTGCAATTAATTGGTGTTGAAGATATACTAAATTGGAATGAAGACCATAAAGGAACTACTTTAACAGAAGACATTTTGAAACATGATTGGACAATTACTGTAACAGATACTTCTGCTTTCCCTTCAAATGGATATATATGGATTGGTAAAGAAGTCATTCAATATCAAAGCAAAGATGCAACTCATTTTTATTGGTGTGCCAGAGGAGCTTTAGGTACAAGTCCTGAATATCATTCTAAATATATAGATTCAGATACCCAAGAAAGTCAAGTTGTTTACAAATCTAATCCTTTTTTAGTTGGAAGAAAAGTACAATTAAGATGGATAGACAATAGTAATGAAATGACAGCAGAAACAAGATTTATTGGGTGGTTAGATGAGCCTTCTTGGGACAATGGAGTATTTAGTTTTTCATGTGTTAATTCAAATATGATGTTAAAAGAACGAAAAGCAATGACACAACCTTTTGCGAAAGGAAAACTACTTGGAGGTTCTTTAAA